TTCATAGAATATTTCTTTTGCTCTTAAAGTAATGTAATTTTTAAAATGTCTTGGTGAAGAAAGATACTCTTCTTCGGGGAATTTTTTTACAAATAAATCAGGAGGAAGTGGATATTCAATTTTAATATACTCTTTGTTTAACCAAGTATCAGTATTTGGCATATCTCTTAGATATTGCCTATAAGTCTTCCACATATTAACTTCTTCCTCAGTCATCTTTTCTACAATATCAGGAAGTTGTGTCCAATCAGAAGCAACTAAAAGATGATCTCTAATATTTCGAAATTGTATTGATATGTAATCAAATCGTTTTTCTATCTCCTGCCTCAAAAATTCCTTTTGTACTCTAAGATCTTCTAGTCTAACTTTCTCAAAGAAAGAACAGAATAAATCAAATAAATTTTTTGCCTCAGAATCGGGAGCAAAATTATACTCATATGCTCTTTCAATTTCTTGCTTTAAGGAATAATCATAAACTGTCTTTATTCTTTCGCAAAAATATGATCCATCATCATAATAAGTAAAATAGGCAAGTTGATCTTTTTTATGCCACCACTCTGGAGGAATAGTTTTGCAAAAATCATCAAATTGTTCTTTGCTGAAATTGACCAGTTTATTTCTATAGATCATCTGGCCAGATTTTACAACAATTTGAAATATAGCAGAAATATTAGTTTCCATTGGTTTTAAGTTATACTACAGTGGCGTTTATATACCATCCAGTCAATATGTATTTATTTTCAGAATATACCGTCAAACCACGATGGACATGGGTAAATGCTGCTGGCCAGATAACACATGTGCCAGCTTTTGGAGAAATGCGTCTTTTTTGATATAAAAATTCAGTTTCTGCTTCACCCTCTGGCATATCGTTTAGGTAAATCATCCAAGTTAATACTCTTTGCGCCATAGAGATTCCAGCATTTTCATAATGCCAAACATGATATCCACCACCTGGTTGTGTTCTCTGGAACTTGATCTCTGTTGAGATTATTCTAGTATTTGCAAGTTGTCCATAATAATTGATGTAGTCTAGAAGACATGCTTGAAGATATTGATTAGCAGTATTTGCCAATTCAATATTGCAATAATTCAAAAGAATGCTTAAATCACTTCTTCCTAGATTTTTTTCTTTAAATTGCTCATTTCCAACCATCAAATACATTTTTTCTTCTTCAGTTAAATTATTTGATGATTCATCAATAATTTTATCTTCAAAATAATTTATAAATTTTTTACAAACAGATTTTGGAACGTGATCTTCCCACACACCAATAAAATCATTAAACTCACCATTCATTAATTCAAGTGGTTTAATTGGCGTAATTTGTTGCCTCATAATATTTAATCAATATGCTTTGATGATGTATTTAGTTCTAAAATAAGGACTGAGCAATACCAATTCTTCTGCTGCTTCTAATCTGACAGAAACTGCATTATCAAATGCTATTCTAGAAGCATCACTCATTGTAATAGTAGCAGGTCTAATAGACATTCCAACATCTTCAACAACTGCAATTGTTTTTGTAATAAATGGTCCGATACTACTATTTGTAGGGACTATAGTACTTGATGTGGCGCCACTTCTAAGTCCATTTGAAAGTCCTGTAGTGTAATCCAAATCCACTCCACCACCAGTTCCAAAAGTAGCAGCAGTAGAAGGAACAGAATCTCCAATATTAGGTTCTTCCCAGTATATCATATGAGAATGTCTTTGTAAAACTATTGGAGTTCCAGCTCCAGCATATTCAAATGTAGTTCCTCCGCCAGTTACACCAAGTTGACCAATACCAAAATTATCCCAAATACCCGCTGAGGCAGAATCTGATTCTGAATTAGCAGGACTCTGCAGCATTGTTATAACTAATGGATTGGTCCTATACACCTCTGGAATTTCTACCTCTCTATATTTCCAATCTTGAAATTCTTCGTCATAAGATTCAAAATCTGGAGAGAAATCTTGCCTGGATGGAAGTAGAAAATTAACTGCATTTCCAGAATAAGCAGGAATTACCTGTTGAACACCATTAAAAAGGAGTCTTAGACCTTCATTCGTAGTATTAACTCTTTCACCGCCATTACTATCATTTCCAGCTATAGCAAGAATATAAAAAACTTCTGCTTGCGTTCCATTTATTGTCCATGTAGCAGATCTAAAAGTATCAGTTTTAAAATATATGTATTGATTTGAAACAGATGATCCAAAACTTGCAAATCCGTTAAATTCACCAGTTCCACTACCATAATTAGATAACACAGCACCACCACTCAAAACAAGTGATCCATCGGCAACAAATGTAGATGGTTCTCCTTCTATGGCAAAACCACCAAATCCAGCACCGCCACCAGCTGGCCATGGTCTTCTTGCTCTGTTAAAACTCCTAACAGTTCCCTCAGCATCTTCAAAAAAATTATAACTAGTTCCTAATGGTGCAGCTGGTGCCTGTGTTGCTTTTATGGTTCCTGCTTCAACTACTTCAATTTGGTGAGTATGAACTGGAACTGCAGAAACAGCAACATCTGAAATAGGTCCAACTTGAAATGATACATTTCCAGATAAAACTGTTTCTCTACTATCGGTAACTGAGGTAAATCCAGAGGATCTAAACGTTCCTAATGAAAAAGTATCAATTGAAGATCCACCAATAACTCCTGGATCAGAAGGAGATCCAGGAGTTATTTCACTACCAGATGGTAGTTGTCTAAAAGTACTAAGAGTATAATTACCACCAGAAGATCCAGCAATATCAATTGCACCACCACTAATCCCATTTGGAGCTATTAGTGTTGGAAGACCTAAACTGGCGCCAGAATTACCATTTAGTGAGCCTGTGCCACACAGTTTCTTTGATCTATAATCAGGCAAATTAAATGTTGATCCTTCAATTCCACCATAAGTATTACCAATCACAGAATACAAAGCACTATATTCGGATACATTCAATGTTCTACCATCACATTCCAACCAACCAGGATAATCTGAAGAAATACTCCAATTAGACGCTTCAATTGATTCCGTTGCCGATGTTGTGTATGTGGATGGTCTTACTATAGAAACAACTGCACCTATTGATGCTCCAGTTTTTTCTATTTGCTTACTATATCTTACTGGCATGATTTTAAAACTTAATTAAATATTCTACAAGAATAAATTTCTGTGTTACATCGTTAAATGCTGTGGTGTCCTCTGATGCAAGAGTAACTGTAGTTGATACTGCACTTCCGTCCAACTGAAATGTATCTAATAAAGCAGCAGTAGTATGTGTAGGATTTATTCTAGAAACACTATGCTGGTGCTGTGTAGATTCAACACTTCCAATAGCTTCAACAGAAAGTTCTTCTCCTTCAATTACATTATATCCACCAGCTCCAGAATATAAATCTCCATTAGCAATTCTAGGAGCAAATGTTGCTATACTTCGTGATCCAGGATTTTGAGTTTTTAATCTTGCAGAGTTTGCATAATGCCCATGAGACAGTATCTGTTCATCTCCAATTGTCGCAGTGGCACTTTGACTATTCAAAGTTAAAGTATAGTTTCCAGAAACTGGTATATTTGTAGTTGGAACAGAAAAATTTCCAGAATAATTGAATGTTATCTCTTGTCCTTGATTTAAAGTTAGTTCTACCTCTATCCCAACTCTTTCAGTCGTCTGAGTTGAATTTGGATTTAATGCTTCAGAATCTAATACTAAACCAGTATTTGAAGAAAATGCTGTAATGAATTTGCTTCCTAAATCTGGTAATTGTATTTGACCACCAGTTCCATCTTCATTACGATTTTCTAAGGTATATCCATCTTTTCTGTAAATACATGTATCACCAACTCCAATAATATTTGCAAGCGCAATGTAGTCATCTGCATTTAATATTGAACCATCACAACGCAAATAACCAGCAGGTGCGTAAGTTTTCCAATCAGTATCTGTTGGTCTATCACCAATCAAAGTTCTTGGAAACGGATAAATTGTCCCTACAGATCCTCCAAATTTTCCTTTTTGAAAAGAATAATATGTAGACATATTAGTAAGCTTTGATAATAAACATCATTTGCATTGAGGGAGTATTTACATTTGCAGTTATTGTCATAACTTGTTGATTCTCAGAATTAACTGGAGATATAGTTCCAGTACTAATCGTATTTATTCTAACTGTATCCTTAGTAGCAATAGTCCCACTATCTATTTGCAGAGATTGTGTCCTATGATCATGACCAGTTAATGAAGCAGTCTGAAAATTTACATAATCTTGGTTTAGAGTTGTTCCGTATATTCCCTCCCAAGGACCGTCATTTCCAGTTCCAACACCAGGATCAGCCGATGTCTGATTTGCTAATAGACAATCATCATTTTCCCCAATATAATTTCTTGGAAAAGCTCTTCTTCTCATCTTATATCCATTAGTTCCATATGGAATACTTCCCCTGCCAAGATGTTCTCCACCTTCATATTTTGGAATACAAAAATCATCAGTCGCAGAAGATGCATTACCAGATCTATAAAGTTCAACTGTATCACAATCGTCGCTACAATCGGGAATACCAAAAATAGAAAAACAATTAGCAGATGGATTGTTCTGACATGCTTCAATCCTTGCATCAGTAACTCTAATGGAAGGATATGTTCCACCATGAGTATGGCTACCAAGATGTCCATCCCCGAGTTTTCTTGGAACAAATCCAAATGCAGTAGAATATCTAGATGCATTGATATTCATTCCAGTTATATTTCCAACCAAATTTCCAGATATAGATGCCAGTGTTAATCTGACATCTATATTTGAAGATTGACTTGTAGTGAATTGATTTGCTACATCATCATTAGATCCCAAAAATGAAGCAAAGTTTCCAGTGTACCCTAGTTCAGTAGAATGTGATGGATGATAATCAACCAATGATTTTCCAGGTAAAGATGGTAGATTAAATGTTCCATCACCAACAGATCCACCATAACGATTACCAATTATATCATATAATTCGGGATATTCTGATATATTCAAACTTCTATTAGCAGTGCAAGCTAACCACCCTTTTGGAATTCCAAACTTTCCAGAAATTGGTCCTGACCAGGGGATGATCGTGCCTATCGCCATCCCCTTCATGGATTTTAAAGTGTTGTAATTTACAGACATATTAGATCTCCATTAACCACCAACCTCTAAATGTTGAAGGTGCTCCAGATTCAGATCCACAATAAACTAGACCAAATCCTGCATTTGGTGTATTCACAATCAATTCTCCACCACCGTTGTATATAGATGGGGTTAGTCCTGCCATTCCTATAGATGAACCTGTGCTATCTCCTTGAATTTTTATTGGATTACCTATATCAGCAGATTGAGCTCTTATAACAAGTTGACAATTATTGGTAATAGCACCACCAACATCAGCAATTCTAATCATATCGCCGTTTTGAGGAGATTCAGGAAGCATCAAGATGAGTTGAGTATTAGTACCAGAAGTCTGTACGAAATAATTGTGGTTTGCTTTCAATCTAACTTCTGAATTTGGATCGGCATTAATTTGAGCCTGAGTATTAGCAGAGGTTCCAATGAACACCCACTTTCTACCGCCAGTTGTTGTAAAGTATTGTTCAATACCACCAAGATCTACAGATCCAGTAGAATTTGCTCTGAATATCGTGTTTGTTCCATTGGTAATAGTGATACTACCATATGTTGTTAGATTTCCAGTAGAAGATGCAACTTCAAACCTTGGATCAGT